AATATACATGGGACGAAATAGAAAAATGGGATTGGACTATTTTCCTTTTGACATAGACACATTTCAAGATATAAGAATACGAAAGTTAATCAAGTATCAAGGCGGTAAAGCTATGACGGTATATGCTCTCCTGCTATGTCTTATCTACAAGGGTGGGTACTACATGATGTGGGACGAAGAGTTGCCCTTCATTATTTCGGAACAGACCGGGTTTGAAGAGGCATATATATCAGAAGTGATTAAGAGCTGTCTGGCACTGGGGTTATTTTCCAAAGAATTATTTGAAATGGAACATGTGTTGTCATCGAAAGGAATACAGGAACGATACAGGGACATTTGCAAACAGATCAATCGGAAATGCGATTTTGTCGAATATTCCCTTATTTCTTCCGAGGAAAAACATATTTCCTCCGAGGAAATGCCTATTTCTTCCGAAGAAATGCCCATAAACTCTGAGAAAATACCACAAAAGAAAATAAAAGAAAAAGAAAAAAAAGAAATACTCTCTAACGAGAGTATAAAGAAAAAAGCGGCGTCCGCC